GAGAAGTCTTCGTCATCAAGGTCTTGCGGCTGGATTTGCGTACCACGGTTGTACTCAGAGACGCTGATCTCCGGTTCCTTGATGATACGCACAGTGTCGCCTTGCGAAGCAATCTCACCAAAGTAGTCAGAGTTGGTCACATCGCCAGCGACAGTTTGCTTGCGGAAAGCAAGTTGGACCTTCTTCGAGTAAATAACACTCGAAAAATTGCCATTGGGCAGGTTACCATAACCCGCAGCAGATTCAAAAGCCATTATAAATCCTCCTTGATATTTGGCTTTGTTACAAGCTAAACATCTATCAAGAGGCTGACCGTTCAAGGGTGAGCTTGACACCCGTCTGTGCAGCGGCCAAACTGCACTCAGGGCTACAAGGGCCTTTACTTGTTCAGGTAGGTCTTAATTTTGTTTAGGCTTATGGGGAAACTAGGGGCAACTTGAAGGTAGCCACAAAGTGGGGCTTCTAAGTTGTTGTCCCTAGTTATACTCAGGGGTTGTTTATTGTCAACCCTTATCGCGCTCCACCAGAAAGATCATACACAAAATTTCCGGAACGCATAGCTTCAAGGATTTTATCCTCGTTCTTTTCGTATTCGGCGTCACTCATACGGGCGACATCCGACTCACGAATCTTTCGGGAACCTTCCTCCGGATCAAGAGAAGGTTTCGTATTTCCTTTGACAGCAGAAGCTGCTTCCTTAGCCTTGCCCCGCTTGGAGGCATTGTCGATACCTTTATCAACCTTATACAGGTCAATGACACGGATTACAGAAGCAGCATCGTGCTCGTTCTCGTAAAGAGCATCTTGAACCCACTTGGGTTGTTCATTGGCCCACTCGTGGAAATCGTTGGAAGCTTTGAGGTCGTCAAAGTCAGAATGCTTTTCACGAATCTTGGTTTCGGCGCGTTGACGTGCAGTTTGTTCCTGAAGTTGATCGTACTCTTCAAACTTCTTCTGGAAACCCTCGACCAGTTTTTCTGCCTTTTTCTGAGCGATAGTTTCTACAATACCAGCAACGTCCGGGTATTTTTTGACCCACTTTTCAATGTCTTCCTCAGACTTAGGCGGGACAATGGTATCTTTGTTTACACGTTCTTCAAGTTGTTGAATGCGCTGTTCGTATTCTGCCTTGGTTTTTTCAAGGTGTTTACGAAGATCGCCGTAACGCTTTTTGAAAGATTTTTCTTCAGCAGATAGTTCCTCCTCCTGAGGGGTTTCTTCCTGCTTGGGAGTTTCTTCTTCAGGAGTTTCCTCTTTAGGAGCTTCCTGTTCTTCAGGCTTTGCATCTTCATTGGCTCGACTCAGCATAGCCTCAAGCTCTTTTTCGTCTTGCTCAATACGTTTAGCGTTACCGCTTTTCTTTTCGTAAGCAACTTGTTGGTTCATTGTTTTACCTTTCTACAGGGGCCGCACTTGCGGGTAGCCTTTATTTTTCTTTGGTGAAGAGTCCGAGGACAAAAAGTTGGGGAGTCCGGTAGAGGAAAGTGAGGAAACCTTTAAGGTTCCGTTTCTTACCAGTGACAAAGTTTACATAGTCCTCAAATTCTCTATAGTAGTTGGTAACAGTTCCCTTGTCAATGTACTTATTACCAACCCTACGATACCCACGACGGAAGGTTTCACCAAACCAGTTTCCGTGCAGGTTTTTACGACACCAGTCTACAGCACGTTGCTTGTCTTCGGGGGTAAAGGCACCTGTCGAGACAGCGTGTGTAGCAACCACACAGCCCCCACCAGAGCCGCCTCCACCGCCTCCGGAACCAGTGGGGCCGTCCTTACCTGCGGGGTCGTCTGCAAAGCCCCCAGAGCTACTCGAAGAGCTGCTTCCGGAGGTTCCCCCGGACGAAGACCCGCCGCTAAACTCATCAGCACTAATCGTCCCAAGAGTTCCTGCTTCTGCTCTGCTGGAAAAATCTGCTGCGATGCTGCTGCTAGAACCACGAGAGATAGAGCCGGGACGAGTCGGGGGAGTTGGTGAGGTCTCTGGTGCTGCAGAGCCGCTACGTTGATAACCCCGACCGTCTTCGGAAAGAGACATACCTGTGGGTGCAACAGTCTCCATTGCAGAACGGAAGGCTTCGTCTGAACCGAACGCATCCCGAGAAAGACCAGTGCTTTGTGTGGGGTCAACGGCTGCGTTAAAGAACGATTCAGCATTGGACTTAGCTTTGGCAATGTCGGCTTCAGAAATTTCCCTGTCAAAGCTTTCTGCAAGCTCTTCTGCCTTTGTTCTTGCTTCCTCTGCTACGTCGTTAAAACCAAGCATCTCTGCCTTAGCTTGAGTGTCCAAAGCTTGGTCAATGGATTGGGACTCAGCCACGTTTGTTGCCAAACCCCTAGCAATAGTTCCAGCCAGAGGCCCCGCAGCCAGAGTTCCTACCAGACCTGCGGCTCGACCAATAAGACCTGCATTTTGCATGGGTCCAGAAATCTGACCACGGAGGTTGGCCTCAGTGTCTCCGGAAAAAATGCCAGTTGTGCCCAAGTCTTGGCTTGCGTCTGCGCTGCCGCCAGCACCCCGGGTTGCAGTGTCAAAGGAGGGACCATCGTCACGAGTTCCTTGAGTCGTAACAGCTTGGGTTTGTTGTTTGGACTTCTCTGCCTTCTCTCGGTTTTCAGGAGTATTGGGCACAAAACCCTCGGGGATAGTCCCAACAGGCTGGCCGTTGATAAACATGAAAGAACGAGTTTGCCCGGTATCGGGGTTGATGTAAGACCGGATTTCCGTACCGCTTGCACCACCAAAGGTGGAACCGCCATAAGGAGCAAAGCTTGTACCCGCACCCGGAACAGTCGGGGTCGTACCACCGTAGCCAGTAAAAGCTGGCTGGCTGACCATACCACCTTCGTTCATCCCTTGGGGACCAAGAGCTTCTTGCAGCATTTGCACTTCTTCCGGGGTAAGCTCTTCGTCTTCCATAACAGGTTCGCCCCCGATTCGACCATCCTCGTCCATCTCTTCAAGGCTGTCTTTAGCTTTGCTACGGAGGTCCTCAAAGAATTTTACGCCGTAGTACTGAACAACATCAGCAGGCACAACGTATTCACCTTCGGAAAGTTTTACGTCAATATCGTCACGGACTTCTTTTGCGGTACTGCCCGGAGGAATGTCGTTACCCGACACGGGGTCTCTATCTCGTCCGTCGTCAGCCATACCGCCTTCTTCAAGTAGTTTATCCATTTGGTTCTCCACTGCGCCACCTTCAGCAAAGGAACGCCCCCACTGAACATCTCTTGGCCGATCCTCTGTTGCTTCGGGCGGACGTTCTCCCCGTTTTTCCTGAGAAAACTCCATGCGGTTACCTACATTTCTGGCTTCCACTTCCCCCGCTTTTCTCATATAAGTCTCCCTTAAACCCTCCTCTGTAGACACGGGTGGGCGACTTTGAGGGATTTTAGGCCTTTCAATAAGAAAGCCGTTTGTTTCTAACTCCTCAAGCCTCTTTGTAAAACCCAGATTAAGAAACTCTTCAGGGTTTATTGAATACTTGTTTTCAAAAAGTTTAGAAAGTTTAGGATTACCCTTAGAGTATTTGGCCAAATCTTCTACCAGAAAAACAATCTCGTTCTTAAGGCTTTCAATAGGAGTGTATGCTGAATTGGATACAGGAAAAACACCCTTACTTTGAAAATCTAACACCTCTTGCTCTGTACCGAGAAGAGATTTAGAGCCTTCAAACAAGGGACTCAGTTCACCAAGATTAAGGGGACGTTTTCCTGAGTAAAGATACTCCTCCAACTTGTCTGCAGATTGCCCCGACTCCTCCAAAAACTCTAGGGCATCGCCAACCACATCTCTTGCGGCCTCCCTGTGTTCTGCTGTTCGATAGTAGTTTGCAAGCGCTTTTCTTGCAGTTTCAAGGAGGTTTGCGTGACTTTCATCTCTGGTTGTTTGTAGCTCACTTTTTACTGCAGGAGCTCTTTCTGAGACTTCCTGAGAACGAACATTTGTGCCCTGTTCAAAACCTTCTCTTTCCTGAACCCAATGTTGAATTTCATGCAAAAGGGTGTTCTTAAAATCCAAAGGTTTTTCTACTTGTTTTTTGTTTATAGTAATAAGGTTCCAAGAAGGCCTAAAAAACCCTAGCATACCTTCGTCAAGGCTTTCATCTACAGTAATTGGGATGTCTTCAATTTGGGGATAGGCTTCGTAAAGTTTAGGATGATCTAAAACATCCCCGACAGTGGTGATTTTACCCTCTTCTACAAGCTCTGCAAAATCTTCTCTGTCCAGTTTAGAGAGATCGGTAAAGCTAATGTTGTAGGGTGAAATTGAAACGCCGTCTACCTCTGCATCGGAGAGTTCGTAACGGGTTTTTCCGTCGGCACCTGTAGATTGGGGAAGAAGCTCCCTATTTTGTGCCATGTCTCCTAAAAACATGTTGACCCGTTCAGGGTCGTATTCAAAAGCAGACCGACCTGCAGCAGAAAGTCCACCAACAAGTACCGTTTCAGCACCGAGAAAAGCTGCGTCCTCAACATCCTCTTGAGGGACTTCAAGTCCCATGCGCATTTTTTCTCCAGTTTCAACTGCCCGAGCAGCTTCTTTGGCAGTTCCTGCAACCAAACCCGGAGTGGCCCATTCCCATTCACCCTCACGGATAGCTTCAATACCCGACATATCTTCGGGAACAGTCATGGGCAGAACAGAGAGACGTTTACGACCCTCCTCGGTTTCCGTCGCCTCACCCAGTGCAGCACGGGTCTGGCCAGAAAGTGTCTTGTTCTGGGAATACTGGTCACGGAGAAAAGCTTCTCGTTCTTTGTCGTACCCTTTTTCTTTCAGGTAAAGTTCAAACTGGTTCGGATCAAGATCGTAGATGGTTTCAGCCATTGTTCACTTTTTCCCGAAGATTGAAAAGTTTACGCAAAGCTCGTGCCTCTCCCTGAAGCCTGTATAACTCAGAGCTGTCGGAGTGTTGTTCGAGATTTTTGTGAACGTGGTCAAGACGTTCTTGAAGTTCTTGTTGAAAGCTGGACCAGAGGTCTTTGTCATTCACCAGAGGCTTAAGGTTCATTGCTCGCCCCCTCCAGTGTTACCAGTGAAACCTTGCTCGCCGGGAGTTGGAACACTGCCAGTCCCCATTTGGCCCCCACCGGAACCTTGGGTGTCAGTTGCCTGAGCGCCTGCCGGAGGCTGCCCCGGTTGCTGCTGCTGTTGTTGCGGTTCGGGTTGGAATTGTTTGAGGAGTTCGGCTTGTAGCGCAGCCTCTTGTTTGCTGTTTGCAACCTTCTCAGGATCAAGGTCCATGCTTTTGGCGATCTCTCGCACAATGTAGTCCAGCTTGGCAAACGGAGCCAGATTGGGATTTTGGACCACACCAAGGAACTGCATAAGACGTTGACTGCGAACCTCATTGGCCATCAGGCTTTCAGTGCCCTCTGCTTTAACCTCCAGATCACCACGGATCTCCGGGTCAAAGTCAAACTGCATATTAAAGGCAAACAAAGCCCGACCAAGAGGAGCAAGGAGATAGTCGTCCATGTTTTTTACGACAGTGCGAATAGAGCCGTTGGCCGCAGACATTAGCATCGAGATGCCCGAAGCGGTACGACCGACACCACTGACCCCTGTCTGTCCATGAGCAAAGGAGGGGAAGCCTGTAGACTCGTCTGCAAGAACCCGCGCCTTGTCAAACATCTGCATGTTTTCATTAGACACGTTCGGGAACTTGGTGCCAAAGATTGCCTGACCGGGAGCGCCGCCTTGCCGCCGGAAGACTTTGCCCGGATAAACACTCAGGTCTTGGCCCGGAACGAGGTTAGTTTCGTCAACTTCGAAAATCAAGTTACCACTGAGAGCAGCGTTGTCCACTGCCATACGCATAAACCCGTTCATAAGGGTTTGGGTGTCGTCCATGTTTTCCGCAATACCCACACCAAACAGGCTGTAAGGATTTGCTTCGTAAGGAACAACGTAGTAGGGGATAATGGAAGGGGTGAACGGATTGAGAACAACACGAAGAACACGTCCATTGCAGACCCAGATGTTTACGCTCAGTTGTTCTTCTTTGCGAAGCTCTCGGGGGATGTCCACATTGTGATCCTCTAGAACCTCTGTATCTACATTACCCCAAAACTCAAGGACTTCAAAACGCTCGGTTTGAACTTCTTGAGCGTCGTCTTCCATCTCTTGTTCCCACCACTCTTTGCTGTAGGATTCCCCCATTTCGAGGGCGAGGTCAATTTCAGACTCACGGAAGAAGGGACGTTTCTTAAGGCCACGCATCTGGCTACGAGACATCTTGTGACGCTCGATCACATACTCTGCCTCTTCCATAGTGTTTGCATCGGGGTCGGGGTAGAAGTTCCAAAGAGAGACGTGCGTGACCATCGGAACTGTTTTGATAGTGGGGGTGTAGTTGCCCGCAGCATCCCAGTTGGGGTATTCCTTATCTGCTGCAAAAGGACCTTTCATAATGCCAGTTCCAAAAAGGGCACACTCAAAAGCAGAAGACCTCAGGTGTTTCTTTGCCTGAGATTCCTCTAGCTGGTCGTGAATTTTCTTTTCCATCTTTTTGGCAGCAATTTTAGCAGGCTCAAAGGTAACCTGAGTCGGGCCTGTGCCGGGGCCGGGACGAACGTCTTCCACATTTGCCAGATCATCTTGAAGGGGTCCAAGGCGGTTGCGATAATCCTGCATGGTTTCGCCCGGACGAAGTGGCTCAAGTCCAGCTTTTTTCTCAGCTTCTTTGACCTGAGCATTGGTTTCAATGTGGACGCTTTCCTCTACACCTTCAGGAAGTTTTGTTGGGTTGATAGAAATAGGAAAACGGTTTGCGCCAAACAGGACTTCTGTGATTTGTCCGTATGCAGCCAGCACTTTAGTTTTGGTAACCTTGACGAAGGTCTTGGACTTTTCAGTTTCAGTAAACTGCACATCCGGGCCGTAGATACCACGATAATTACGGTAAGCCCGAAGCCAACGAGCTTCTTCCGTTTCTCGGGCAGTCTCGGCCTTGCTAAAACGCTCTTGTACAAAGGCGTTGATTTGCCCCGACTTGGGATCGTCTAGGTTGCCCTTACTGTCTTCCAGAAACTCGGTTTCTTCTTCCATCTTAAATCCTTACTTAGTATCCGAAGGTAGCATCCGCAGGTCTGTAGTTGTTTTGGGTCAGACTGTTGTCCATATCAAACAAACCGCTGCGAGGTCTTGTCATAATACCATAGCGCAATGCATCGTACAAGTGATCCTCAGATTTGGTGTCAACGTCCTCTGGGTTGTTTTTGTCCAGAGGGATCGAAGGCAACTGAGCGATCAAGTGTTTGCAGGTATTAAAGAAAACTATTCGGGGTTCTTGGGTAAACTCATCCACTTGAAGGCGTCGATGCAATTCGTTTTTACCTGCCACTCGGGAACCCGCACTACGGTCAGAGGGACGCCACCGACACCCTTTGACATTCATCTGTTCTGCAAGGGAAGGACCCGTGTCGCCACGCTTGTGCCAAAGGGACGAGTCCAACACCCCGTAGCGCATTTTCTCGCCCCGCTCCGCTTCCAGCACCATGTCAGCCAAGTCGGTTGCAAGAACCTTCGACACATATAGTTCTCGGTAGACAATCAACTGTTCAGAGGGGCTTACCGCAAACCAGACAACACCGCTATAAGAGCTATAACCATAGTCGGCTGCACGGAAACGGGGCCAAGTTTCGGGAATGTCAAAGGGTTCAATAACGTGCAGCTTACGATCAAACTCGGGGAAGGCTGCACCTTCGTTAATGTCCCAATCCCCCTCAAGAAGCTGTCGCCTCTGATGCTCAGGCAAAGAAAGGAGGTTGGCTTCGTACATCCCGTCTTCTGACAGGTATGGGTTGTCGAAAAGAGTTGCAGGGATAAACCTACGCTTGAACATAGGTTTCCCAACAAGATTGTTTCTTTTTGCGTATTCGGAGTTAGAGGGCCAAGTCAGGGTTTCTCCGGTTTCAAAATCCCTAGCCCAAAAAGCTTTGCCCGGAATTTCCGGATCGACGAAAGCATTTTTGACCCAGTGGTGACCTGCACCGCCGGGGTTGCTTGTAGCTCGTTGGTACAGACCCAACCCAGAACCTTTAGGTGTACGGAGGCGAGAACGCATGTAGTTCCATGCATAAGGAGTTGGCCACTGTGTAAGCTCATCGAAACCAATCCAGTTAAAGGCTTGACCCTGATAGCGTGTAACGTCGTCATCTCGGTCAAGGTACGACATCCAGAGTGTCGCACCGGAAGGGGCAACCCAAGTTTTGTCCCGTTCCATAAACTTGATCCCGGGAATTGCTTTGGGGAACAGTTTCTTGGAGACAGAAATAAGCTCTCGAAGTTCTTCCGTAGTACGACGAACAAGAAGCATATTAGCGTCTTCGTTGTTCATGTAGCGCACAGGGTCGGCCACCATTGCATAGCTCTTGCCACCGCCTGCTGCACCTCCATAAAGAACCTCTTGCTCAGGTGCAGAAAGAAACTCTGACTGAGGTCCGGGGTTAGGTTGGAAGATAATCTCCTGAGCTTTTTCTACGTCAACCTTTTCCGGCTTCGGTCGAGCTGGAACTTTCGTACTCTTCTCTTGGGGTTTTTGCTCCGATACGCTCTTTTTCGAGTTTTTCCGCCTTCCGGAGTGCAACTTCGTACCTTTCGGCAAGGTATCGTTGGAGCGAAGCTTCTCTCTTACGCTTTTGCTCACTTTCAATCCTCGACTTCAAACCTACATGGGAAATGTATCGGCCACTGGCTTCACTCAACCAGTTTGCAACATCTCGCAGGGAATACTTTTTCAGGTTGTATTTTGCTTGTTCAAGCAACTCAAGCTCCTCCGGAATGGGGAGGAGAATGTCAGGGTCGTTCGGGTCTTGCTTATACCCGAAAGGAATGGTCCTGCCCACACGAACAACCGGGTGCCAAACGTATTCACCACCACAGTGTTCGGGGGCAGGGAGTTTCCAACTATTCGTTACCTTCGGCATCTTCTTCCTTTTTAGCAGGCAAAATGAAGAGGGGTTCTGAAGTCTCCACCTCAACCTTGTCTTTAGGCTTATAACCCGCACGATCAAGGATGTCTTTAGCTGCTTGCATTTTTTCTTTGTTGCCCAAGTCAGTCGGGTTTTCAATAACATGGTTCATAGCTACAGCAGCTTTGACACCAACTTGGGAAATGTATTTTTTGGTAAGAGTATAGATCTCTTCTTCGAGAGAGTCAACAATAGATTGAGTAGACACGTTCTCACTGTAACCAGCAAGACGTTTTGCCTCTACAAAATTACCCTTGGCTTGCTCAAAAAGAACATCCAAGAAAGCTTGCTGTTTGTCAGTAAGACTACGTTTTGCCATTACTTTTTCTTCTTTGCCATCCCACCACGGGCCATACCTTTTTTCTTATCGGTCATGCCGCCGCGAGCCATACCCTTTTTGTTCTTGTCCGTCATGCCGCCACGGGCCATTTTCTTTTTCATTGCACGGGGTTTCATCGCCATTGTAAAGTTTCCTTTTACGTTCTGCAACGAGGGCTTCATACTCCTCTTCAGGATATGCCTCGTAATACCCAAGCTTTTCCAGTTTGTTGCCAGCAGCCACAACCTTGCTCAGGCTTTGAATGAACACCATACAGTATTCATCCGGTATCTCGCTTTCCCACTCATGGTCGTAAAGAAAGTCGAGTTCCCTGTCTTCTGCACCAAAGTCGGGGTGAAACCCCATAAAGTGCAGGTCAAATGCTTCGCCCATCTTGTCGTTGAGTTCTTCCACAAAACTGTCGAAGACTTCCATCTCGGGGAGGAAAAAAGAGGCTACAATCAACACATCCTTTTCCGTGTACCAAAAAAGACTCGCCCATTCCAAGGTGTCCAGAACCAAATCGTCAGTTTCAATCACGTCAACCTTGTCGTTCTTCCAAGCTTCTCGGGCATAAGGACAAGCCGGAAGTCCCCCTAGATGGGGGTTGGGGACCTCAAGCACTTCTTTGGACCAACTCATTATGTCTTTTTTGATCGACATCAGTCACGGTACTTTGCTGTTTTCTTGGCGATCTTTTTGGGCTGTTCAGAATGTTGTTTGCCCTTTTTGGTGTCACGCCGCTTTTTGTCAGAAGTCTTCTTGTATTCCTTGTCGGACAGGGCTTTACGAGCTTTTTTAGGAAGGTAACGCTCGCCCGTAGCTTTGGGTCCCTGGGTTGAAGGTTTGCCGGACTTAGTGCCCCACTCCTCTTTGTGCCATTTATCGAGAGATTTTTGTGAGGGTTTTTTAGCCATAATACCCGTTCTCCTCAAGGTAGTCTTTTGCCCGAGCAAGGTTGTGTGGGCTGTCTCCAAGCAAACCTAACGCACGGTTACAAGACTTACACAAAATTCCTCTTACTTCACCTGTCTCATGGTTGTGGTCAATAGCTGAGGATTCAGCTTCAATACCCTTATCACAAATAGGACAAGTCCCATCCTGTTCCTCGTACATACACCAAAATTCTTCGGGCGTAATATTATGTCTAGCGCAGCGTTTCTTAAGTGTCCACTTGTCTTTGGCTCGGTATTTACGAACTACCTCTTGGTTTTCTTCTACCCAACGTTTGTGATCTTTTTTGAGACAATCGTTACAGTAACTTTTTAACAGATGTTTTTGTTTGCCACCCCTGCTGCGAAAACTTGTTTTAGGTTTTTCTTTCCTGCATTTCGTGCAAACTTTAATCACGGTACCCACCGCCTTTGGCCTTATACTCTTTAGCGAGCATGGCCGCCTTACGGGCCGACCATTGACCTGCCTTGCCCCCTTTGGAGCCTGCCTTGATCTTCTCGAACAAGCGTTTACGCATTTTGGGTTTAGTATAATTGCCAGCTTCGTTAAC